TGGTGACATAGAATTATCCGCAGCAAATATTCATTTAAAAGCAACAGAAGAAATAAAACTCAGCACCCCAGCTGGTATTATTGATATACAATCAGCTACCTTCAATATCAAAACAACAACTTGTAATGTTCTATCGAGACATCAACTGACCATGGCTGGACAGTTCGTTGACATCGCTGGAGCTACTAGTCTTAATATGGACACTATGGACACCAAACGGAGAGCAAGATATGCTGGTGGTATAATGACTGTATTAAATAATAAAATCTTAGAATTTTTCAAGAATCTCTAGACAATGGGTTTTCAAGTATCGTTTCACAGCGTAACAGATCAACTCCAAGTTGGCACGAAAGATATGTCATTCTTGGAGGATAGATCTCCTCATTGGGAGTATATTCCAGGCACAGTGTCTATTAGTGGCCCATCTTATTTTAACAATACTCCTAACATAGGTATTGCACAGGCAAGTGTCATGATTGGCCCTCCTGAGTTTGAATGTAACGAAGGTAAGAAACAAGAACTGGATCACGAGTTTGCATCTAAACTGAAAGGACAACAACTAGCCTTACAGGTTGATGGATTCTCTCTGTTTAGATCAGGAACATCAGAATTTTATAGTGAGAACTTTTATTATAGTCAGAGAACCACGTTTGCTCCAACTAAAAGATATGCTATAGAGGAGACATTTGATACCAGTACTAAACATGCCTTGAATGTTGGAAATGATGATTGTCAGTTTAATAAAAACGTAGATATAGCGGGACAATGTAAGGTTGGTGGAACACTCACTGTAGGTGGTGTAATTAAGTGTGGTTGGTTGAATGGACAACTGGCGACTGCCAGAGCCTTGCCTGCAAAACCATTTGATATAAAACACCCAAGTAAAGATGGGTGGAGACTGAGACATGTATCACTAGAAGGCCCAGAGATAGGTGTATATGTAAGAGGCGAGTTGCAAGGAACTAATGAGATAGAACTTCCTGACTATTGGAAAGATCTCGTAGATGATAGAACTATTACAGTACACTTAACACCTATTGGATCTCATCAAAACTTATGTTATGCTATTGCTAGAATGAAAGATAAGATAAGTATTCTAGTAAATCCACATGGTTTCAATACACACACCATTCGTTGCAGTTACATAGTATATGCTGAGAGAAAGGATCTCAAACCATTGATTACTGAATACGAAGGAGAAAGTATGAAGGATTATCCTGGCGAGGATTTTGTTAAGTTGGAGGATATTGAATAATGGCTGACGCTTTTAATATTGCAAAAAGACTTAGAGGTAATCAGGATAGACAGAAACAAACTGCGATATCTTTGAATGAATCACTGGCGGTTGTTGATGCCATCATTGATGAGTACGATGAATTAATAATCAAACTAGATGAAAAGGTTCCTCCTTTAGTTGCACCTATCAATGAGAAGATTAAAGCCGTTCAACAGGCATATTTGAATAGAATATCTCATGGTTGTAGAAGTGACTTGAAGTGGGTACAGATAGAAACAAAATCTTTAAGACGTTACAACAGTAATGATGAAGAGGTAATAATATATGAGGTACAGAAAGACCCAAACACGTTTCAATTCTTAGGATATTACGGAGCAAAGTTTTATAGACACCCCAAGAACAGGGACTATGGTGCTAATGTTATTCTAAAAATTAATACTGCTGATGCAAATGCTGGTAGTGCTGCCTTGATTGTACTAGATGAAAATGCCTCAGAGATAGTAGGACTTAGTACTGTAACTGCTTCCACAAGTCTTAAGGTAGGGGATTTAGTTAAAGATTCCTTAGACAATCCTATTATATTTCAGACTGCACCCACAGTCACAGGGGTAGGAACTACGGATTACGCAGCACAAAACTATGCAGTTAGTGGATTCTGTACTGCTGCAGACAATAAGATATATGGAGATCAGAGAGTAGGATTCATAACAGACTTCAATATTGGAGATGAAATTTATGATAACTCAAACAAGACCAGTGATGGGGTAGTACCGACAGGCACAACTATTACAGGGTTTGGAACTGCTGTAGGTATTACCAGTTATGTTCAGGCAAATGGTATTACAACTGCAATAGAGGTTGTCTTTGATTTTGCCACCTTGAGTAATCCAGTCTCTGCAAGTGTTGCCTCAACTGTCGGTAGAAACTTTCACGTTGGAGTTGTATCTGCATACAATTTTGTAGCATTGAGTGATACGCCAGTTACGACAGGATTGAGTAGTTCATTCTTAGTCATTAGGCCTGGCGATATAGATGACATAGAATTTGAAACATCTAAGAATCCAATAGACCCAGTAGAAATAGGTATAGCAGAGGGTGCTAATGTTGGTAAAGGACATAGATTAGAACTGATTAATAATGGTGATCCAAAAATTAATCCTCAGTGGAGTGAGATAACATCCGAACCAGAACCAGCTGTCGGTGCTGGTAGAGTGGAATATTATATTGGTGATTTCCAGTGGCCTACCATATCAGTTAGAGGTGGTGATGGAGATGTCACCACAGTATCGGCAACTGTAGGACAAAGAGTGATAGTGAGTGTAGGTTCTACTACAGGTGCTGCTATAGGATATACAGGAACTCCTCCCTCTGGAACTATTCCAGGCGATTGTGGAACTTATGACACTGCCATCACTACTGCCGAATCAGAAATGAATGATATAATTGCAAAAAACACACCTCTAATCAACTACTATATAAGTGGAGCAGTTACATTGAGAGAATTGAGAGACACTGACGAAGGCCAGGCTTGGGGATACTTACAAGCAATAGGTTATGCTAATGCAAAAGGAAGAGCATCACTAAGACAGGCTGAACAATTGGAAGATTTTAATTGGGGAGGTTTATGATACATTATCCATACTGGTCTTGTTATGATGGTTTAGGACAAAAGTATTGTGATTGTAGTCACGAAAAGTATGCAATCAGAACTTTAGAATTACATGAGGGAGAGGGGTTTACTTACAGAAGAATAGATGCTCCCAAACCATTACCGCCGCATATTATTGATGTCACTGCTGAGACAGAGGGCGAATTGCCTGGTCAACAAGGATTACCAAGTGCTAACAAATTGGATCACAAAAAAGCACAAGAGAGACTACATGATGACATAAGGAAGAATTTGAAAGAGAGTAAAAATATGGAGGTCATAATTACAGAAGGAACTTTTTAATGAGAAAAGACATTTTTGCTATACCTATCTTTGAAGATAAGGTTGATCTTGACAAAATTAATCTACCAGAAGTGGAAACAGAACCTACATGGGATTCTGGTGTGCCTACAAGTTTCAGTCAAAAACTAGATGTTCCCACAGAGACGTATGAACATTTATCAGATGTTGTAAATAAGAATTTATATGAAGGAAATTTGTTGGGAGCTAATCCCAAATTCGGGCATATATGGTATAATAGATATGATAAGCATCATTATCAAGATGCACATATCCACCCACGATGCCAGTGGAGTTTCATAATCTATGTGGACATACAGGCTAAAACATCTTTTTTGAATCCCTCTATAAGGGACATTCAGAATCAGATAGGACAGTGTGTTACAGATTTCCCATTAGATTACAAACCAGACTTGGGGCCAGGGCATATAATTATATTCCCATCATTCCTCATGCACATGGTAAACTCAGGCAATGAGGGAACTACAATATCAGGGAACATTTACATGGAGTATCAGTGATGGCAAAAGAAAACAGAATGAGTCGAGAGGAATACCTTAAGAAATGCGAGGAAGTAGAAGATACTGCCTATGCAAAAGAGGGAGACCCACAAACATTTGGAAATCAATTACTACTCCAAAACATTGATGCTTTTGGTACTGAGATCGCAAACTTAGTAACCAAGGTTAGGGCTCTTGAAAGAGCCGCCAGTGATGCAGAACTCAGGATCATTGGACTTGAACATGAAATCGCACTATTATCAGAGGAGGTTGAAGATGGCAAAACGCACACACACGATTGAGAAAAAAAATCCCCAACATAATCAGATATGGGAATGGGAAGAGACTCCAGAACTTGCAGCATACATTGCTAAACAAACAGGAAAGGAAGTTTTAAAAGATAAACCTAAAAAGAATGAAGCATGATTTCTTCTCAGTTCCATTCTTTATTGATAAGGTAGAACTTGATAAGATAAAAGTGATAGATGAGAGTCTTGAACCAACATTTAGGTCAAGACTCAAAACCAGTTTGAGAACAAATAAACAGGTAAGTCATGAAACTATTTCTCACTTATCTGATATTGTAAGGAGAAACATAGACACTCTTGGTGTTAAGTATGGTGAGGCAAAGATAGAAGAAATATGGAGAAACAAGTACGAAACACCACAAGATTTTCAAGATCCACATATTCATTGCTACTCACAGTGGAGTTTCATAATATATGAGGACGTTGATGTATCCCGAACTGTATTCTTAAATCCATATAGGTTTAGAGTAGAATCACAGATGGCCATGTATGATGCGTATTTCAACATGGATTATAGACCAGAACTGCATAATGGTGATATAATAATATTTCCATCATTTGTAGAGCATTATGTCCTCAGTGGTGGTGTAGGAACTACCATTGCTGGTAATGTATTTCTAACTCCGAGTCCTGATGTATGACTCTTTAAAAGACATGTAGGTGGTGTGATCGACATTCTGGACAGGGGTTCGATTCCCCTCACCTCCACCAAGGGGGTGCCACGGCTTTCGACAGGGTATACGGAGCATGACTGAAAACCTGCTCGG